TCTTACAGCAGGTACTACAAGTAACTGGGAAGCTTTAAGTTATGAGCCAAACCTATCTGCACCAACTAGTGATCCAGCAGATGGAACACTATGGTATGACAGTCGGGTTTCGGTTATTGATATTTTAGAAACATATGATGACGCTGGTACTACAAGATGGAGAACATTTAGTGGTACAGCATCAGCAGCTGCATCAGCACCAACAGCACCTTCAGCAGGTGATATTTGGGTAGATACAGTTGACACAGCAAATTATCCAGCAATGCATAGATACAATGGTACTACCAGTGTATGGGATGCAATTGACGAAACAGATCAAACAACTTCATTAGGAGCTGTATTTGGTAACTTTCGAGCAACAGCGAGTGGCTCATTAGAGACAGGCGCACAAGCAGGTGCAGGCGGTGATCGTCTAAACCCAGCAACATTCCCAGTAGGTATTTTGGGTTGGAACTGGATGCTTTCAGGATATGATGTTAAGAAGTATGATGCAACAGCAGATAAATGGTATAACGAATCAGGTGTTCAAGTTGATGGTAAGATGTATAGTGGTCGTCATGCACAAAAGAATGTTATTACAACATCAATGGCGGCGGCAATCACAGCTAATACTGAGGTTCGTGCAGAAACAAGATTTTTTAATCTACTATCTGCTCCAGGACATGGAACAGAATTATTAGATGAATTAAAAGCATTACATGTTGATCGTAAGGAGACAGGATTTATTATTGGTGATACACCATTTAGACTGTCAAATAGCGCAACTGATCTTAAGAATTGGGCATCCAATTTTAATAATGCTTCAGAGAATGGGGAAGACGGTCTAATAACAACAGGTTTTGATATTGGACTTTGGTATCCAGGTGGTAACCTAACAACAAACGTAACTGGTGAGAATGTTGTACAACCAGCATCACATATTATGCTACGAACAATGGCATATAATGATCAGGTTGCATACGAATGGTTTGCACCAGCTGGCTATAATCGTGGACTTGTACATAATGCTACAAGTGTTGGTTATATTGACAGTGAAGGTGAGTACAAACCAGTAGTTCTAAATCCAGGAGAGAGAGATGTTTTGTATGCTAACAAACTTAATCCAATTGCATTTATGCCAGGAAGAGGTTTGGTAGTGTTTGGTCAAAAGACTTTACATACTATTACAAGTGCGCTTGATCGCGTAAATGTATCTCGTCTCGTTGCATATCTACGCAGACGTTTTGATGATATGGCACAACCATTTTTGTTTGAGCCAAATGATTCATTTACACGTGAGCAAGTAGGAAGTGTTTTCAATTCATTTTTGGGCGATATGATATCAAAAAGAGCATTATATGATTTCTTGGTTGTTTGTGATGATAGTAACAACACACCAACAAGAATTGATAGAAATGAACTTTGGATTGATATAGCGATACAACCAGTTAAAGCAATTGAGTTTATCTATATTCCAATTCGAATTAGAAATACAGGTGAAGATCTAACTATTGCAGGAGCTGCATAAGCAATGCAATAATTAAAACCCGAGTGAATGGGGGGGTAACCCCCCACTCATCTCAAGGGGAAAAGTAATAAATAATAATAGAGGACAAAGAATATGGCAACAAATTCGCTTTCAAAATTCGGTATTAACGTAACAAGCAATGCCCGTGGTATAATTCAGCCTAAACTAAAATATAAGTATAGGGTAAAATTTATTGGTATGGGTTTTGGAGAATTACGTGAGTATACACGTAACGTTATTACAGCTGATCGTCCAAAAATTAGTTATACTGAGACACCTATTCATAGCTATAATTCTGTAGCATATATGATGGGTAAACACGAATGGGCAATGGTTAACATTGTTATTCGTGATGACGTTGATAATAGTGTTGTTAAAGCAGTAGGAGACCAAGTTCAGCGACAAGTTGATCATCATAATCAAACATCAGCATTAGTTGGTAGAGATTATAAGTTTTCAACAAAAGTTGAAATCTTAAGTGGTGCGGCTCCTGAAGACTCATCAGTACTTGAACATTGGCTAATGGAAGGTTGTTTTTTCCAGAATGTTGACTATGATGGTGGTGATTACGGTGCAAGTGAACCAGTGCAAGTAACATTAGCGATTCGATTCGATAATGCAATTCATTACAATGCAAATGAGACTGGCACAACATCAGTATTAATGCCTGGAGGTGTCTCTCGTCAGTCATCCGGCGCAACTGATGGTAGTCTAGTAACATCGGAATCAACTCCAACATCATAAGATAGGTGTTATGGCAAAGTATACTAAAGGACGTATTTACGATCCGAATACAATGGCATACGGGGCGTCAGAGGCGCCCCGTATACACGGGTTAACCGGTGATCTAAATCTAACTGGCC